GGCCAGCAGCGCGGCGGCATCGGGGCAGGCGTCGCTGTTCGAGGAGGATGCCGCATGAGCGAACAGGGCCTCACGCCGTGGCAGGAGGAGCGGGGATGAGCGGGCCGCCTTGGATGCCTCTCTACATCGCCGACTATCTCGCCGACACCCGCCGCCTTCGGGCGGCGGAGCATGGCGCCTACCTCCTCCTCATCATGGAATATTGGACGGTCGGCAGCTTGCCCGACGATGACGCTCAGCTTGCCCGCATTGCTGCGATGACGGATCGCGAATGGAGGGCAGCGCGCCCGATTATCGAAGCCCTGTTCCAGCAGGGCTGGCGTCATAAGCGCATCGATGCCGAACTTGAGCGTGCCAATGCCAAGCGTGAACGGCGTGTCGAGGCTGGCAAACGGGGTGGCAATGCTAAGGCAATGCTACACCAGAAGGCTAGCAATGCTCTAGCATCTTCTTCACAACCACATTCAGATACTGCGCAGCATGTGTCTGAGGAGCGCGCGGGTGCTGAACCACGACCGCCAGAGCCCGACGAAGGGGTGGAGATCACGCGCCTTGACGCAGCCTGCCGAGAAGCCGCCGGCCTCGAAAGTGACCGCTCGCCGAGCCTTTTGGACCTCTCGCCCATCGTCGCTCTAATCGACGCCGGCTATCGCCTCGAAAGCGACATCCTGCCGAAGCTTCGCGAAGCCAAGGCGAGGGGCAAGCGAGGGTCGAGCTGGCGCTACTACGTCGCCGCGATCACTGACGCCAAGGCGATCAACCAGGGCATCCCGGCGAAGCCTGAGACGGTCGTCTCGCCGACGATCTGGATCACGACGGACGATCCCCGCTGGCCGGATGCGTGCGCCGAAGCGAAGCGGCGGAACGGCAAGGAGCCGACGCCCATGGGGAGCCGGCACGAAGCCGGCATGGGCTACCACTTCCCCGCTGAGATCGTCGCGACGGCTACGAGAGACGCGGCGTCGGGCTTCGCTTACGGCATTCGAGCGCCACGAGAAGTCCCAGACCTCCTATTTTGAAGGCGTCATCGCCGGAGTATTCGACTGACCATGCCGCGCGCCAAGAAGAGGGGAAAGCCCATGCAGACCGCGGCCGGAACGGTTCAGGCCCATGTCGCCGAGCGCGAGCGCACCGGGAAGCAGACGGCGACAGCCGATCGGCTGCTGCGGGCCGGCGAAGGCGCGTACGAGGTCACGCCCGGCGACGTCCAGCGGATCCTCGTCGCGCCGCTCGACCGGCTGTTCAAGGACGGCCGGATCACCGCTCGCGAGCACGACACCGGGGACTGGTTCCGCGCCCTCGCCTACATGGCCGCCATCGATCCCGGCACGATGTCCGTCGACTGGAACCAGGCCGGTGGCGGCGGTGCATCGGCGAAGGTCCCCGCGGTCTTCACGTCGCAGCGAATCGCCGATGCCCGGATCGAATACCGCCGCCTCGAGAAGGCGATCCGCGGCGTCATCTGGATCGTCCTCCGCAAGGCGCTCATCCACGAGCACAGCCTTGCCGAGATCGGCCGGGCCGTCTTCGGCCACGACAACGACCGCGACGCCCGCGCTGCCGGCGCCGCCGGGTTTCGCATGGCGCTCGCCGCCCTCGCGGACTGGCGGGAACGGTGACGACTTGACATCGCGGCGCGTTCAAGCTCATAAATCAGGCACGGTCGCACTACGCGACCCTGACACCCGCCCGGACACCCGAGGCGGGTTTTGCTTTTCGGGACCGTCTGAATGGCCCGCCCGTCCAAGTATCAGCCCGCCTTCTGCGGCCAGGTGCGCAAGCTCTGCAAGCTCGGGGCGACCGATATCGAGGTTGCCGACTTCCTCGGCGTCAACGTCGCGACGCTCTACCGCTGGAAGAACGATCATCCGCCGTTCTGCGAGGCCCTAAAGGAAGGCAAGACCGAGGCCGATGCCCGCGTGGTCGATAGCCTCTATCATCGCGCCGTCGGCTACTCGTTCGACAGCGAGAAGGTGCAGGTGCTGCGCGATGGCGCCGTGGTCCGGGTGCCGATCCGCGAGCATGTGCCGCCTGACACGACCGCGTGCATCTTCTGGCTCAAGAACCGGCAGGCGGCCGACTGGCGCGACAAGCAGGAGCACGAGCACAGGTTCGGCACCACGAGCGAAATGAGCGATGAAGAACTCGCTGCCATCGTCCGCCGAAGCCGCGAGCGAACTCCTCCGCCGAAGGGCGATCCGCCGGTCACTCACTGAATGGTGCCGGCATTGCGGCTATCAGCCCGCCGCGCATCACCGCCTGCTGATCGAGGAGCTTGAGGCCGTCGCCCGAGGCGACAATGACAAGCTCGCCGTGTTCATGCCGCCGGGCTCCGCCAAGAGCACCTACGGGTCCGTCCTCTTCCCCGCGTGGATGACGACGGCCTCGTGGAACGTGCTCGCCGCGTCGCACACGACCGAGCTTGCGGAGAAGTGGGGCCGGCGCGTCCGTAACCTCGTCGCGGAGCATGCCCAGGTGCTCGGCGTGCGGCTTGCGGCGGACAATCAGGCGGCGGGCCGATGGGCTCTCGCCGATGGGGCAGAATACTACGCGGCGGGCGTGCTGACCGGCATCGCCGGCTTCCGAGCCAAGCTCGGCATCATCGACGATCCGGTGCGCTCGCGGCAGGACGCCGACAGCGAGCTGATCCGGGATCGCACATGGGAGTGGTACATCAACGACTTCCGGACGCGCCTCGTTCCCGGCGCCCGGCAAATCATCATCCAGACCCGCTGGCATGAGGACGACCTTGCCGGCCGGCTCCTCCAGCATGGCGATTGGCGGGTACTGTCGCTTCCGGCGATTGCCGAGGAGGACGACCCCCTCGGCCGGAAGCCCGGAGAGCCGCTGTGGGCGGATGACGCCTACGGCTACGGCGCCGAGCTTCTGAGGCTCCGGGAGGACACGCCGGCGCGCACATGGTCCGCCCTCTATCAGCAGCGCCCGGCGCCCGAGGAAGGCGACTACTTCCGCGCCGCGTGGCTGAAGGAGGGCACGCCGCCGCCGCTTGCCGAGATGCAGGTCTACGGCGGGTCTGACTACGCGGTCACGGCAGACGGCGGGGACTACACGGTCCATGTCGTCGTCGGGCTCGATCCCGAGGGCCGCATGTATCTCCTCGACCTGTGGCGCCGGCAGGCCGCGTCGGATGTGTGGGTCGAAGCCTTCTGCGACCTCGTGCTGAAATGGAAGCCGCTTGGCTGGGCCGAGGAGCAAGGCCAGATCAAGGCCGGCGTCGGGCCGTTCCTCGACCGCCGGCAGAGCGAGCGGAAAGCCTACGTGGCGCGGGAGCAGTTCCCGACGCGCGGCGACAAGGCGGTGCGGGCGCAATCGATCCGGGGTCGCATGGCCATCGAAGGGCTCTACTGCGATCCGCGCGCCCCCTGGTACGCCGAGCTACGGAGCGAGCTGTTGCACTTCCCCGCCGGCAAGCACGATGACCAGGTGGATGCGCTCGGCCTTGTCGGCCAGCTTCTCGACCAGATGGTCTACGGCACGAAGCCGAAGCCCGAGAGCCCGCAGAAGCGCTCCGGCTACACCACCCGCGAACGGGCCGACACCGGCTCACTGGTGACGATGTGACCGACACCGGCTATTCCTCATCGGCCCCGGCTGCGGGCGGCGGCGGCACGGGCGGCACCGCCTCGCCCATGCCCGCGGATGGCGTCGACGTGGCGCGCCTCCGCCAGCAATACGAGGACTTCACGTCCTCCAAGTGGGCGGAGATCGAGGAGCAGCGGCAGGCCCGCCACTACTACCACAACGACCAGTTCACGGCGGCCGAGATCAAGGAGCTTCGCCGCCGCAACCAGCCGATCATCACCCGCAACAAGATCGACCGGAAGATCAACGGCGTCGTCGGCCTGATCGAGCGGCTGCGGCAGGACCCGAAGGGCTTCCCGCGCACCCCGAAGGAGGACGAGCGCGGCGGCGCCGACGTGGCGACGGCGGCGATCCGCTACGTGCTGGACCAGCCGAACGACGACGATGCGGACTGGCCCTCGACGGCGGCCGAGGCGGCGCGGACGGGCGCGATCAACGGCGCGTTCGGCGTCGAGCTTGCGTTGACCACGGGTGACCGGGGCGACCCCGACGTGACCATGGCGCTGGTCGACCCCGACACGTTCTTCTACGACCCGCGCTCGTTCAAATACACATTCTCGGATGCCCGCTACATGGGCGTGGCGAAGTGGGTCGACCTCGACCTTGCCGAGGAGATGTTCCCGGACAAGGCGGAGGAGCTTCGGACGCTGGTCGAGACCGGCGGCGGCGTCTCGACGTGGCAGCAGCGCGACCGCGAGACCAGGTGGACGGACAGCAAGGAGAAGCGGCTTTTCATCGTCGAGCAATGGTACATCCGGCGCGGCGAGTGGCGGTATTGCTTCTACACCGGGGCGACGCTCCTCAAGACCGGCGTCTCCCCCTTCATCGACGAGAAGGGCAAGACCTTCTGCCGCTACATCATGGGGTCGGTGAACATCGACCATGACGGGGACCGCTACGGCTTCGTGCGGAACCTCAAGGGCCGGCAAGACGAGGTGAACGCCCGCGCCATCAAGGCGCTGCACATCCTCAACACCCGCCGGATGATCGGCGAGAAGGGCGCGGTTGACGACGTGGACGCGGCCCGGCGCGAGAGCGTGCGCCCGGACGGCTATATCGAGGTCAACCCCGGCAAGCGCTTCGAGTTCGACGACGCGGCGAAGCAG